ATAATACTATCTTTATATGTATTATTTTTAGCTAAGTTAGGTGTTTTACCTGCTTCTTCTTTTGTAAGTACAAAATCTGAACCAGCTTGTTTTACCTTTTTATTATTTGCAGGTAATAATTTAACTTTACCATCAGTATCTTTTATTCTAACAAAACCAGTATTAGTTTGACTATAATTACCTTTATCATCAAACATAGCAGCTTCTCCTTCAATATCTGCTGCACTACCACCTTGTACTGTTTGATTACCTAATTTTTTATTTTTAAATATTTGATCAGGTTTATCTTTTCTATTTAACATAGTAGAAAATCCATCACCCTGTCCAGTAACATTCATAGTTCCACCTGGTGTGGATGTATAATCTTCAAAACCTGTGGAAGAATATTGATTGTTTCTTTTCCATTCATTCCATATATCTAATAATCCCATTAT